ACCTTATATTCTCCAGAAAGTGTAATCACATCAAATGGATCGTCTCTTAGTACTTTAAGCATAAATGCTTCTACTTCTCTTGCTAACATAAGACTATTTGCCATTACTATGTAAAAATCTCTCTTATCATAATTTTTCTCATTAGTTTTAAGATCCATGTGTATAACGGTCTTTTTAGGATACTTTTTGTCAAGTATGCAAGCTGTCTCAAGATAAGTTAAAGATATATTGTCTACATCAATATTCCACTTTCCAACTAAGTCTTTTAAAATCCTTTTTGCTTCATTTTCTAAAACTGGAATACTAACCGATTGTTTTTCAGAATTTAAATTTATTAATCTATCATCTTGTCTTCCTGGTGTCATATTTAACATGGCAGTAGGATTTAATTTATCTGTCATCACTGTGGTTCCTATGTCTATAGCAGTAGATCCCTTTCTATTATTATAGTGATATTTTATAGCTTCATCTATACTACCCATGTGTCCAGTATAATACTGCCACTCATGATCTCTAAATAAGTCAATTAGAAAGTCTTTAACACTAGTATTATCACTTGGTTTCATGTATCTATTAGGGGAATTTCTCCATTTAGAATTATATTTTGCTTCTGATAAACAAGCTTTTGATAACAAAAACAATCTATCAAACCCATCAGAAGTTGGCATAAATGTTGATTTTAGGAAAATCATCATCAAAAACTCATCTATTGATGTATATTTTCTACCTAAAAGAGGATCTATCATTTCTTTCCAGGTTCTTTCTCTATATTTACCTTTACCTTCATCATGTATTGCGTAAAAATCTTTAAATCCTGAACAGAAACTTTTCACTAAGAAAGCAGCTTTTAACTTACATGTGTTAATATCGCCAAATTTTTCTTCACAAGTTTCGTTAGAAGTTAATAAAGTAGCATTGTGACATTTATATAGAAAAAATGATAAATCAGCAAATGCTCTTAAACTTCTCTGATAATTAGTGCAGAATAATATTGGTAGAAATGAATCTGCTGCTATTAAGTTATCTTGTGAGACATAAAAAGCTCTTAATGCTTTAGCCCCTAATTGTAAAGATTTACTATCAGAAACTTGGGCATAATTCTGTCTTCTTGGCATAGTTATCCAAATATCTTCTCCTATGTGAATAGCATTTTGTTCCCACCATTTAGGAGGTTCTTTTCTTTTGTATACTTCTATTATTACTCCAGATGTCATACTGTTTGGAGCTGGAGAGGTAATAACCCACTTTTTCATTATTCCATCCTTTGTTCTAACTCCAAGAGAGTCCATTCTTATTGAAGATATCTCATCACCTCTAGCACTTACATTATGCCTTTGGTTTATAAGATCATACAATTCAGCTTCTGTTCTAGTAAGTATTTCTGATTTTAATCCCTCAAGAGTTTTATGATCTTCTTTTATCTTTTCAAATAAATCATTAATTCTAGGGCAATTTTTAGGATAAGGATTCTTAATTTTATCATAATTATCATCATAGCAGTCAACTGCTATAACATCATCCATAAAACTTCTTATAGTATCTAAGTTTAATTTCCTTAAGTCCCAAGTTCTCTGATTATATTTTTCTTTTTTATTACCTATACCTAACATTTTTACCTCATCGTCATCCAATAAAACTTTTAAGTTTATTCTTAAAGTTAACTTGTGTTCATAAGGAATACTACTTATTATTTCACGATATTCTTGGATTTTGTCTAACATTCCAGTGGTTTCTCCTCCTGTCTTGGTAACTGTGTCAAATACTTCTAATATTCTGCCTAGCTCATCTAATTTCTTTATTTGTTCATTATAAATGTAAAAGAATTCTGATACCTTTAGAACAAAATTTATTAAAGTTCCTCTAATTCCTTCATATTCAGGAGATCTTTTTAATGTAAAAATAAGTTCATCCATTTCTAAATTACTAATTCCATTAAAAACGTGAGTTACCAAAGTAGTTCTTGAACTTAGAGTTCTTAAGTTCTTTCTCATATAAATTTCTTCTTCGAAGTCTAATCCTCCTGTCGTTTTGGTATCATATAATTGTTCTAACTTTTTAATCATTGCTAGTGGAGTAATAAGGGTATTATTTATCCACCTCAAGCCTATAGTTAGGTTAGACAAGAACTCTTTTAAGTATCCTTCTTTCTTGAAATTATCATTAGCTATAGCTCTTTCAAGAGTAAAGCTAGACATGTTATCTGAACTTTT